ACTGTAAAACTTTGACATTTAATGCTAAATATTGTAGTAATAAATGTCAACATGAACATGAATGGAAAGAACGGTTTAATCAAATACAATCCGGTGAAGTTCTCGCTGAACAACATATGAAACGTTATTTGTTTGAAACGCGCGGTGAATGTTGTGCGGAGTGTGGTATAGGTTCTGAATGGAATAATAAACCTCTTACTTTGCAGATGGATCATATAGATGGAAATAGTGATAATAATTTACTAGACAATTTACAAATTCTGTGTCCTAATTGCCATACACAGACACATACATGGTGTGGTAGAAATAAGAAGAATACTAAACGCAATAAGTATAATAGAATTTATAGATCACGGGTCCTTAACTCAGTTGGTAGAGTGCATCCTTTACACGGATGAAGTCGGCGGTTCGAACCCGTCAGGACCTACCATATTTCCGGTCGGCGGTTCAATCCCGTCATCGGGTACCAGTTTTGAGGTAAGGAAAGCACGTTAGGGGGACGGATCGGGTCGCAACCGACTCGCTCTATAGTGACCGACTGATCATCGGTAAAAGGAGAATGGGAGTCGTCAAGGGTTTTTCCGGAAGGGCGCATACCTCACCTGCCTCAATTTGATTATACTCTCGTAGCTCAACTGGATAGAGCGCTCGCCTACGAAGCGAAAGGTTACAGGTTCGAGTCCTGTTGAGAGTGCCATTTTATGAAGGAGAATAACTATGCCACTTAAGACTGAAGTTCATATCGGTGAATATGTACGTGATGAAGATACCGGTCCTGGTGAGTCTTCATTGAATGGCAATATCCATTTTGATTGCCAAGGTGTAACACCTAATGAAAAACAAAAGATTCGTGATATCTTGGATCGGTTCTATAAAGAAATTCGTACAGAGCTAAAAACTATTGTACAATAATTGATATATAGTGTACACTAAGAATATAAGAGTTATTCCTCGATAGCTCAGCGGTAGAGCAGACGACTGTTAATCGTCTGGCCGGAGGTTCGAATCCTTCTCGGGGAGCCAATAGCGTGCAGTGCACGGGTCCTTAGCAAGACGTTAAACTGCTAGATAATCTCTGGAAGGGGCGCCGATGCATCGGGTCATGTTCCAAGGCGCAACATGTCGGGACTTATTCTCTCGCACGCTGAACCAGAAATATCTCGTGTGGTATCCTACCATCACACGGTCTTATAAGGGGTAGGATATGAATCTAGTTGTCCGTCGGCTAGAGACGAGATTAATGTGGAGACTCTTATGGGTAAAGCATAGGGCGGACCGTTTTCAGAGATCTGGGTCGACGGACCTGGTAAGAAGTGTGACTGAACTATCCTCTGTCGATGGGGATAAGGTAGACTCGGTGGGCGGTCCCCTCCCTAACCAGGAACGAGTCGTGGGTTGAGAATTACATAGTAATTGACTGGACCTTGGAGGTATAACTGAATCCTCCCACTTCGCTTATTCAAGAGGATTATATCATGTGGCGCATTTGGGCTAAAGCCTTAGGTGAGAAGGCAACTCCTTGTGATCGCGAGTCGGATAGAGTCGCATGGATCCGGACGTTGTTCATTGTACAGGCTGTTATAGCAAATGTGTTTCTTGTTGCAAATGCAATTCATCATTGGTAGGAGATTTTATCATGGCTAAAAAGCAACTAATCGCTGGAACAGTCGGCATTGCTGTGGTAGGTATCCTATCATACCTTGGGTACCGGATGTTCAAGGAAATTAACGATCTAGACATGATAGATTTCATGGGAGAGAACGTTGATGATGTATACCACTATCGTACACCAAAAAGTGGCCATAGAGGCTAACATATCGAGCGCTGAAAAAAAATGCGGCTGGGTGATCCTGGCCGCATTTTTTTATGTACAATATTCCCAAAGTGTATATAATGGATATATCAACCAATGAGAAGGAATATATCATGATCAAGGTTTATCAGATTCAGCTTACCGATGCAGAATTCAAAGCGATCAACAGTGGTGAAATTACTACACGCACAAAAGCCTACTTTGATCGTTCGCTCGACACGATGTTCAAGGCTGAGAACTTTCAGTACTATACCCACGTTGCTAACGTCTCCACCGACGATATGGAATATGCATTCAAGCTGATGAACCTCTGGGAACGACCTGAGTTAATTTATAAGTTCGAGCGTTGCAGCTCGATGTCGGTTGGTGATATCCTCGAACTGAATAATGGCGATCGTTATCGTTGTGCTTCGTTTGGCTTTGAGGAGATTTGATGCATAAATAACTGTATGGGTTACGATACTATATTCAAACTTATTGGTGATGTCGGATTCCCCATCGCAGCAGCATTGCTCGGTGGGGTTTTTGTTTATTTTGTCATCAATTACATTCTCGATAGCGTCGTTAAGGCAATCAAGGGAATGCAAGGTATTATTATGGGACTTGACAACAGAGTCAAGACAATGAACCATGATATAATCCGGGTGGATGCAGTTGTAAGTTCAGCTTTAGGTCTTAAACCAGACCTAGACCGAATCGCACGAGCAGACGGGAAGAACGATGCTCGGAGGGACTGATGGATTTGCAGTTAATTACGGGGTTCGTAAAGCTTTACGGATTCCCTATCGTTGCCGCTGTCGGCATGGGCTACTTCGTGTGGTTCATCTATAAATTTGTCACCGATAGACTGATGCCACTGATAGGCGAAACCAATGTTATTCTGATTGCATTGATCGATCGTATCCGCATGTTGGACAACGATCTCATTCGGTTGAACCAGAAGGTTATCGTCGTGTTGCAGATCAAGGAGGATCACAGTGATTATAAGTCTAAAGATTGAAATTCTCAAGGTTTTCAAACTCGATTTCGAGATGGGTGGTTTTGATAAGATTCTGAAGAAGAAGGAATCTACGGCCGATACCGACGGACCGAAGGCAAAATAGTTTCCATCACCGCAAATTAGTTGTGTACAATAATCCCAAAGCATGATAGGGTTAACCTATGATGATGAAGGATGACAACGTGGAAATCAGTATCACCGGTATGGTCGGCAAGCGGAACGAAAAGGCCATGCTTGATGCGGCCGCCAGGTTCTTCGCTGTGCAACTCATGGATCCTAGGATGGTTCGCAACCTCAAGATCAACATCGAGGTCCGCAAAGGCATTGACATCGACGGTGAGTGCGTCAATGAGGACGGTATTCGCAACCCACGATGGTTCACCATCGGCCTCAAGTATCAAGACATCAACGAGATGATCAAGACTCTCGGTCACGAGATGGTGCATGTCAAGCAGCATGCCAAGAACGAACTTCAGACAGGTATTTTCGTTGCCTCACGTGGTGGCCACAATATGCACAACCGCTGGCAGGGTACGATCTGGAAGCCGAAGGCTAAGGAAGATGCCTACTTCGATTCTCCTTGGGAGATCGAGGCGTATGGCCGTGAAGTCGGCCTCTTCTATAAGTGGAATGCTTACAACGTCTAATGTGAAAGGTTATATTATGAATCACCCTCATCAACGTGAACCGTTTGATGGCATGCCTAAAGTGGGTTGTCTTGGTTTTGTAATTTTCTTTGCCCTACTGTTTTTTTTGTTATGGAGATTTTAGTTCAACCGATCTTCGCGAACGTATCAAGAAAGCTAAGTAACTCGTATAAATACTACCGGTCACGCCTAATGGGTGGCCAAATCTAAACTCGCTTAATAGGAGCATATATGAAAAGTGTAATTCTCGGTCTCGTGGCCGCAACTCTCATGACAACGCCAGCAGCAGCTACCTCGTGGAAGGTAGATCTCTTCGACCGTCTCGATGCTGACAGCAATGCAACCCTCACACTTGAAGAACTTCGTCTTGCCGAGTGCAAGACCGATACTAAGATGTTCAAGTATGCAGACAAGAATCATGACCTGGTTCTGACTCCATCTGAGTATTTCACAAACCGTGATCTGCTTGGTCGCTGCAAGTAGGGAGAATGAATATGTTTGATACAAAGCCTTTCGACCGTTTCTTTGTAGGATTTGATCCTATCATGAAGAGGTTCGCCGAAGCAACCGAGCAGTCACTAAAGATTGCTCAAAACTATCCTCCGTACAATATCAAGAAGATTGATGAGAACAAGTACGTTATCGAAATGGCTGTGGCTGGTTTTGGTAAGCAGGATCTTGAGATCGAACTGGTTGATGACAAGCTCATCATCAAGGGCAGCAATGTCCACCAGGGTGAGCCTGCTCAGCAGGATTCGGATGGCGAATGGACCTGGCCAGCTATGCTATATCAGGGCCTTGCAATGCGTCCATTCACGCGTACGTTCAATCTTGCTGATAACGTAGAGATCTGCGGCGCCTCGCTGCTCAATGGCATTCTCAAGATTGCTCTGGAATCAATTATCCCAGAACATAAGAAGCCAAAGAAGATCAAAATTGATGAGGTAGAAGATGATGTGTCTACACCTTCGACTGCTGAATTTTTAGCAGAACGCAAGGACAAGTAACTAAAAAGAAGGGGGAGCCGAAACTCCCCCTTCAACTTATCCCCAAGCAAAAAACTGTTTGGTCTTCTTAAGTCGATCATCTAAGCCGTGCGTTCCACCATTCACACGTTTTGTAATCTGTGTGATGACAACGTCGGTAACTCCTTTGTCTGCAATCGCAAACAAATTATTCTTTTTAAAGAACCAGAGGGCCGACTCAAATGCCAATTCACCAAGAAGCAAATCAGGATTTGTTAAAACGTCAGGCCGTTGAACTGAGGCGGCAAAAGCTGTATAGTTGTCTTTCCCGGTCAGTTGGATCGGGCCTCGACCACGAAACTTCCAGCCATCTCCAGAGGCTTCTGCCCCGTTCCCCATCCGATTAGCATATACCTTATTGGCAATCTTCTCAGGCTTACGAGCATATGGCTGTGCTACAGCAACACTTGTAAAGTACTTCTTGAAGATTGTCGATAGGCCTTCAGCTGAGTAGTTGAGGTTCTCCGAGAACACCTTGAAGTTGCCTGATTCATGAGCACACTGACCGAAGAAGTGTGCTGCCTGGCCGTTGGTTAGTTTGAAGTAGTTTCTAGCCGCCTTATAAGTACCAGGTCCCCACTTACCGTCAGCAGACACACCACACTTAGTTTGGAGAGAAGCCAATGGACCAAGACCAGATGGAGTTGCCTTTTGAGCAGTCTGCACAACAGTTACTTGACCAGTTGTTGCAGGAGACGCTGCGCCAGTTCGACCTGGAAGCGTCGAGGGATCAAAATCCTTCACCTGAGTGTACGTAGTACCACCGGCCTTAGACTTACTGGCAATCATACGCATCTTGCGGTTTCCGCCGGCCTTCTTAATCGAGGCATGGACCCAACCAGAATTCTTATCACCACTCGTATAGAACTCTAAGATTACCTGGTCAAACTCTAGGTTATCGGCAACCCAGTCAGCAACCTTCTTATTGTCAACACCCTTGACTTCGAAGTCAATTGCCTGTCCATTGACATGCTGTGATGTCTTTGACCCACCAACCGCCTTGTTGACTAGTGGTGCACGGTACGAAGAGTTGATTGTTACTGCACCAAAGTGTGCACGAACTGGTTCCAGAATCTTTTCACAACAATATCTCATGTTCTCGACGTGTTCTGGTGTAGGTGTGTTGCTAAGACCTAGTCTCTTAGCTGTAGGAGAAACAATCATTTCTTCTAGAGAAAAATTATCAGTCAACTTCATCTTTTATTCCTTTATGTATGTACATATATTCATACCTGTGCTATACTTAATATTGGTCAAGGAGACATCATGAATTTTTACACCAATATCACACGGCACAAGGGTAATATTCTGGTCCGTGGAATCAAGGACGGTACGCCGTACAAGTTTTCCACCAAGTATAAGCCGTATCTATTTATTCCTTCTAATAAATCTACCGACTATACCAACCTGAAGGGTGAGTATGTCGGGCGCGTAGACTTTGACTCTATGTATGAGGCGCGTGAGTTCCTCAACCAGTACGATAATGTGAGTGGCATGAAGATCTATGGTCTCAGCGACTTTGCATACCTGTACATATATGATAACTATCGAGGGCAGATCAACTATGATCCGGCCCAGGTTTCTGTTTGTTCTATCGATATTGAGACGGCCATTGATGGTGGTTTCCCTGATATCTCTATAGCTCAGAATGAGATTACAGCTATTACCATCGGCCGCAATGGTAACAAGATTTCCTTTGGTTGCGGTGAATATAAGGAGCACAAATCTAATGTCACATACTTCAAATGCAAAGACGAGTCTGCACTCCTGGAGTCTTTCCTCGGTGTCTGGTCAGGACCAGAGTTTAATCCTGACGTTGTCACCGGCTGGAACATCGAGTTCTTCGACATCCCGTACATTATCAACCGTATCAAGCGTGTTCTCGGCGATGATGCAGCCAATCGTCTTAGCCCTTGGGGAATCCTCAGGGACTATAAAGTCGAGATCCGCGGCCGCACCAATGTAGCATACACACCAGTAGGTGTTGCTGTCCTCGACTACATGCAACTTTATAAGAAGTTCACATACGTTACTCGTGAGTCGTACAAGCTCGATCATATCGGTTCCGTTGAACTTGATATGCCCAAGCTTGACTACTCCGAGTACGAAGGTCTCGATGACCTTCGGTTGAAGAACTTTCAAAAGTACATGGAGTACAACATCCACGACGTTGAGATTGTGGAGAAGCTAGAGGACAAACTGAAGCTGATCGAACTGGTCTATGCCATGGCATACGATGCTAAGATCAACTACAATGACTGTCTGGCATCCGTGAAGCAGTGGGATGTTATCACCCACAACTATCTCATGGATCGTAAAATTGTTGTCAACCCATTCGGTAAGACAAATGATTCTATACTTGTCGGCGGCCATGTCAAGGAGCCAAAGACCGGTTTGAGTAAGTGGGTTGTGTCGTTCGATCTTAATTCCCTTTATCCCCACCTTATTATGCAGTACAACATCTCTCCGGAGACGTTTGTTACTCGTTTGAACGATAAGGTGACGGTTGACGACCTACTTGTTGGCGGCGCAGAGAAGTTCGGTGACTATCTTGATAAGACGAACTGTGCTCTCGCCGCCAACCTTTGTTTGTATTCAAAGGACAAGCGTGGGTTCCTTCCATCTCTTATGGAACGTATGTACAACGATCGTGTCCGTTACAAGAAGGAGATGATCGAGGTCAAGAAGGAGTATGAAAAGACTAAGAACAAAGATCTACTCAAGGAGATTGCACGTCTTGATAACATGCAGATGGCCAAGAAGATCCAGTTGAACTCAGCTTACGGTGCACTTGGTAACAAGTACTTCCGCTGGTTCGATATCAACCACGCCGAGGCCATCACCATGTCCGGTCAGTTGTCCATCCGTTGGATTGAGAAGAAGATGAATGAGTACCTCAACCGTCTCTTCAAGACCGAGAACATGGACTATGTGATCGCATCTGATACCGACTCAATCTACATTACACTAGACTATCTTGTCCATATGATGTATCCTAACGGTGCACCTGATGTAGAACTTGTGAAGTTCATCGATGAGGCATGTAAGCAGAAGATCGAGCCGTTCATCGACCGTGCCTATCAGGAACTTGCCGACAACATGCATGCCTATGCACAGAAGATGCAGATGAAGCGTGAGAACATCGCCAACAAGGGTATCTGGAAGGCAAAGAAGATGTACATCCTCAATGTCTGGAACTCTGAGGGTGTTCAGTACGACAAGCCGAAGCTGAAGATGATGGGCATCGAGGCGGTTCGTTCATCGACTCCTCCATCTTGCCGTGATGCCATTAAGAAGTCCCTTGAGATCATCATGAACGAAAGTGAACAGGTACTGCACAAGTATGTTGCTGACTTCCGCAACCTGTTCAATACGCTTCCTTTCGAGGAGATTGCATTCACCAGTTCGGTCAAGGACATGGACAAGTACTTCATTGCCGGTCAATTCCAGTCTGGTTGTCCAATCCACGTCCGTGGTGCAGTGGTCTACAATAAAATTATCAAGGACCTCAAGCTTCAGAATAAATATGAAACCATTGGTTCAGGTGAAAAGATCAAGTACGCCTACCTTAAGAAGCCAAATCCGTCCAAGGAGCATGTCATCTCTTGCCCATCAACACTTCCTAAGGAGTTCGGTATTGGTCCGTTCATCGACCGTGAACTGCAATTTGACAAGGCGTACATCAAGCCTATTGAGTCAATCATCAACACTATCGGCTGGCACGTAGAGAAACGTGCAACATTGGAGGACTGGTTTTCATGAGTGATATTACAGAACTAGATGACTTTGACTTTGGATTTACCACCTCCTCAGAGGAGGAGATCAAACAAGAAGGTAATGATAAGGCAACGGCAATGTACAATGCAATTATGCCACTTCTTACTAATTTGAAGAAGGATGCAGACAAGAATCCTATCATCAATTGGCCAGATCGTGGCAAGAAGATTGACATGTTTATTGCAAAACTAAATAAGATTCTTGCATCATAATAAGGAGAACATATGTCATATTTATTTACTAGTGAATCCGTGTCAGAAGGTCACCCGGATAAAGTTGCAGATCTTATTAGCGATAGCATATTAGATTTACTCATGAGTAATCAAGACACTTCATATAGGTGTGCATGTGAAACATTAGTTACTACTAACCAGGTGATTGTTGCTGGCGAGTATAAAGGAGAACTAAATTCTTTAGATGTAGATAATGTTGTACGCGAAGTTATCAAAAATATTGGTTATGAACAAGAAGGATTTGATTGGCGAAATGTAAAAATTACTAACTTAATGCACGGTCAAAGTCCTGATATTGCACTAGGAACTGATAATTTTGGTGCTGGCGATCAAGGACTGATGTTTGGATATGCATGTAACGAAACTGACAACTATATGCCAGCTGCACTTTATTATAGTCATAAAATTGTTGATGCATTATCAAATGCTCGAAAATTAGGAACAATTGATTGGCTTGAGCCTGACGCAAAAAGTCAAGTCACTATAGAATATAATAATGATGCTACAGTCAAAAGAATTGACAAGATTGTTTGTTCTACTCAACATCACCGTGATGTACAACTTAACGAATTACGGTTCGCAATTGAAAATCTTATTAGAGAGTTGTTTCCAAAAGATTTGATTGACGATAAAACTAAGTTTTTAATCAATCCAACCGGGCGGTTTGTAATTGGTGGACCAGATGGAGATACCGGACTGACAGGCCGTAAGATCATTGTTGATACATATGGCGGTTATGCACCTCATGGTGGAGGTGCGTTTAGCGGCAAGGATCCTACTAAAGTAGATAGATCGGCTGCGTATATGGCTCGGTATCTTGCTAAAAATATCGTAGCAAGTAATAAAGCAAATTGGGCAACAGTACAATTAAGTTATGCAATCGGGATTGCGCAACCTATGTCTGTATATGTCGAGAGCGATAGGCACAGCAGGGAATTAACAGAATGGATTATCAAAAATGTTGATCTAACTCCAAAGGGAATTATTAAACATTTTGACTTATTTAGACCAATCTATACATCTACTACTAATTACGGTCACTTTGGCAAATCCTATCTGCCTTGGGAAAAATGTGATCTTTTTAAATAACTGATGTACATTATTCGTAATTCGTGTTATACTGAGAATATAAGGAGAACATATGTCGGATCTACTAAATAAACTTCGCAAGAATACAACTATCAAGGACTCAGATATCCTAGCGGACTCTAAGTTCTTCAATGCCAAGGATATGGTTGCAACTACGGTTCCTGCCATCAACATCGCTCTGAGTGGTAAGATCAATGGCGGTTTTGTGCCAGGTCTCACTATCTGGGCAGGTCCATCGAAGCACTTCAAGACCTCGTTCAGTCTGCTCATGGCCAAGGCATACATGGACAAGTATGCAGATGCAGTCATGCTCTTCTATGACTCTGAGTTCGGTACTCCACAGTCATACTTCGACTCGTTCGGTATCGATACCTCTCGTGTCCTTCACACGCCTATCACCGACGTTGAACAGCTTAAGTTTGACATCATGCATCAGTTCGAGGAGATCAAGCGTGGTGATCATGTCATCATCGTGATCGATTCGGTTGGCAACCTTGCATCTAAGAAGGAAGTCGAGGATGCTCTGAAGCAGAACTCTGCTGCCGACATGACTCGTGCCAAGCAACTCAAGTCTCTGTTCCGTATGGTCACCCCACACCTCAACCTAAAGGACATTCCTTTGGTCGTGGTCAACCACACCTACCAGACTCAGGAGATGTACTCTAAGGCGGTCGTGAGCGGTGGTACTGGCATCTACTACTCAGCTGACAACATCTTTATCATCGGCCGTCAACAGGAGAAGGACGGTAAGGAAGTTACCGGATACAACTTCATCATCAACGTCGAGAAGAGCCGGTTCGTCAAGGAGAAGTCCAAGATTCCTATCGAGGTATCATGGGACAAGGGTATCAGTAAGTGGTCTGGTCTTATGGACATGGCTATCGAGTCTGGTCATGTGATCAAGCCAAAGGTTGGCTGGTTCCAGAAGGTCGATATGGAAACCGGTGAGATTGATGCTAAGAACTATCGTATGGCCGATACATATGCGTTCGGCTTCTGGCATCCTATCCTGCTGTGCCCAAAGTTCAATGAGTTCATTGAGAAAAAGTATGCTGTAGCTGCTGGTTCTATCATGCAGAGTGAAGATGTTATTGAAGATCTGGAACTGGAGGAAGACGACTGATGAAAATCGAAAACGTTATCTTTGGAAATCTTGTAAACAATGAGGAGTATGCTCGCAAAGTAATTCCATTCTTGAAGTCTGACTATTTCACTGATAACGTTGATCGTACCATTTTCGAACTCGTCGAGTCTTATGTTGCCAAGTACAGTACCTTCCCCTCTAAGGAGGCGTTGAGTATTGATCTTGGCAACAAGACTGGACTAACCGATGACCAGTTCAAGAGTGCCGAAGGCATTATCTCTGAACTGGCCAAGAGTGATGATCGTGATGTGGCATGGTTGATCGACTCCACTGAGAAGTTCTGTAAGGACAAGGCTCTTTATAATGCTCTCATGGAGTCGATCAAGCTAGTTGATGACAATCGCAGCAAGGATGGCATCTCGGTTGGTTCTATTCCTCAGATCCTTACAGATGCACTGGCTGTGTCATTCGATCAGAGTATCGGCCATGACTTTCTAGATGACTCTGATGATCGATACGAGTTCTACCATCGTACCGAGGTGAAGATCCCGTTCGATCTGGACTTCTTCAACAAGATCACGAAGGGTGGCCTTCCGCGTAAGACTCTGAACATTGCTCTTGCCGGTACTGGTGTAGGTAAGTCTCTGTTCATGTGTCACTGCGCTGCTGGCAACCTTATGGCTGGTCTCAACGTCCTATACATCACCATGGAAATGGCTGAGGAGAAGATTGCTGAACGTATTGATACCAACCTCCTTGGTATGACCACAGACGATCTCCGTGAGCTTACTAAGCCATCGTATGACAAACACATGAGTCGTGTCAAACAACGCGCCAAAGGCAAGCTGATCGTCAAGGAGTATCCTACTGCATGTGCAGGTTCGGCTAACTTCCGTCACCTCATCAATGAGTTGAAGATCAAGAAGAACTTTGTACCTGACATGATCTACATCGACTATCTGAACATCTGCACCTCGTCACGTATCAAGGCAGGTTCTAACGTCAACTCGTACACGATGATCAAGGCGATCGCTGAGGAGCTTCGTGGTTTGGCTGTAGAGTGTAACGTTCCTATCATGTCGGCTACTCAGACAACTCGTACGGGCTTCTCATCATCCGATGTTGGTCTAGAGGATACCTCTGAGTCGTTCGGTCTGCCAGCTACGGCCGACTTCATGTTTGCACTTATCTCGAGTGACGAACTGAAACAACTCGGCCAGATCATGGTCAAGCAGCTGAAGAACCGTTACGGCGATCCTGAGATGCACAAACGGTTCGTTATCGGTGTTGAC